AGGCTTGGGCGTATAATACGCTAAACAAACAACATGTTATCGAATACAGACAGCAGATAGCAATGCAGACATTGGGGTGGGACGCCACACAAGCGATGGCGACCATGAGATCACTGCTAACAGATAAGAGTTCGTATGTAAGGCTTGAAGCTGCCAAGGACATGCTGGATCGATCAGGATTTAAGGTAGACACACAGCATGCACCATCAACTGCGGTACAGATTAACTTCAATGTTTAGTAGGGGTCCCATCACCGTAACGCTCCTGTGTGACTAGGGCTTTGAAATACGGCGGTGTCCTCCATAAAGGGTAAACCACACACACGATAGAATTAAAAAACCTAACCCCAAAAAAATATTTTTTTTCCTGAGAGGTGATTTTATGGGATCTGCACCAAAGAAGGTAGCAAGAGCTGCTAAGAAGACTACAAAGAAAGTAACTAAATTTGTTGATAAGAAGCTTGTTGAGCCTGCTGAGAAGCTAACCAAAAAAGTTGGCACTGAGATTGTTGATACAGTTCTTGGCATTGACAAGAATGACCGTAGAGGCACTGGTTCTCCTACTCAGTCAAGCGAGCCAGAAAAAAGCAAAGTTGAGCCTGAGAAGACAACGGCTGCAAAAAAGGTTGCAATGGGTGGTGACTCTTTGGCTGCTCAAAGACTTTTGATGCAGAAGAACAAGAAGTTTAAGCAGACTAAGGTATGAATCTTGACTACAAACCTCCCGGCCCTGTTGCTAGGGAGTTTATGCGTGATGAGTCTTTTGTTCGTGGTATTCGTGGACCAGTAGGTTCTGGCAAGTCTGTGACCTGTTGCATGGAGATCATGCGTAAGGCCACGATGCAGAAGCCAAATGAGCAGGGTATTCGTAGAACACGTTGGGCTGTTATTCGTAATACCAACCCTCAATTAAAAACCACTACTATAAAGACATGGCGTGACTGGTTTAGCGATGAACTCGGTCGTTTTGTTTGGTCGCCCCCTTACACTCATAATGTAAGATTCTCATTACCTGATAATTCTATCGTTGAACTTGAAGTTATCTTTTTGGCTTTGGATCGTCAGGAAGATGTAAAGAAGCTTTTGTCATTGGAGCTTACTGGTGTGTGGGTCAATGAGGCTCGTGAGATCAGTAAGTCAATTGTTGATGCCTGTACTATGCGTGTGGGTCGTTTCCCATCGATGAGAGACGGTGGCCCTACTTGGTATGGTGTCATTATGGATACCAACGCACCTGATGAAGTTCACTGGTGGGGCATCATGGCTGGTGAGGTTCCTGTTCCTGAGTATCTGACATCTGATGAAAGGCTATTGATGGTCAAGCCAGATGACTGGTCATTCTTTAAGCAGCCTGGGGCGATGTTTGAGAAAAAAGATGAGCAGGGCAACCTAACTGGTTATGAAGCCAATCTGAAGTCTGAAAACAGAGACAACCTCCAAGCTGATTACTATAACAAGATCATATTGGGCAAAGGCCCACAATGGGTTCGTGTTTATGTATTGAATGAGTATCAGGCACTGCTGGATGGCAAGCCTGTCTATCCTACATTTAGAAAAGACACACATGTTGCCAAAGATCCGATTGAACCGTCAGATCAGTTTGATGTGATTGTTGGCATTGATTTTGGCAGAAGTCCAAGTGCTGTGTTTTGCCAGCAACTGCACTCTGGAAGATGGACTGTATTCCATGAAGTTGTGATGCAGGACATGGGGGCTGCTCGTTTTGCTGAAAGTCTGAAACGTGAGATAGCCAGACATGGTTGGGAAAAACTAACAATGAAGTTTGTTGGTGATCCGGCTGGCAATCAGATGGCGCAAACCTCTGAGCATACGCCGTTTATGATATTAAGAGCAGCTGGCATCATGGCGTATCCAGCATCGAGTAATGACATCTTCGTTCGTATTGAATCTGTCGAAGGCGGGTTGAATAGAATGGTTGATGGCAATCCAGCTGTATTGATAAGCCCCACATGCACTAACTTAATCTCTGGTTTTGAGGGCGGTTATCAGTTCAAGCGTCAGTTCTACATGGGAACTGAGAAGTATGAGGAACGCCCGAACAAAAACAGGTTCTCTCATGTGCATGATGCGTTGCAGTACGCCTTCTTAGGGGGCGGTGAGGGACGTAGAGTTTTCTTCGGCAACCAGAAAGTTGCCCGCCCCACTACTGTGGAGAGGGTTAGCAACCCTTTTGCTCGTCAGCGCACAAGAAATCGTAACAGAAATGGCGTGAGAGCCTTATGAGATGGGTTATTTGCTTTTGTGCCAGTGATAATGTTGGCCCTTGGAGACTGTTTACCACTCACAGACCCGATTTTTCGCATGTTTTTGCTGTTAGGTACGACTCAGAAGCCGACGTATGGGTAAGATTGGACTTTGCATCTGAAAAATTCCATTGCGATGTACTAAAAAGCGAAGACGCAACAGACTTAATCTGTGCATTGAAGGAATTTTGCACCTGTATTGAGTATGAGTCCCAAGAAAACTGCATGTACCTCCCAAAAGGCATGTATTGCGTGAGTTTCATTAAGCATCTGATCGGATTGCGGCTGTTTTGGCTAGTTACGCCTTACCAGCTGTATTGTGAATTGTTGAAACGTGGTGCAACCCCCATTTTTGAGCGTGAAGTCGAGGAGATAAATCATGGGCAGTTTATTCAAAGCACCCAAGCCGCCGGGTGAATCACAAGAAAGCATTAATGCGAGAAAAGCTGAACAAGCAAAACTCGCTGCAGAACAAGCTGAACTAGACGCTATTGCTAAAGATCAGGACAGAAAGCGTAAGAAAAATCTCATTGGCATGGCTTCTCTGCAAGATGATGAGCTAGGTGGATACAGTGGCTTTAAGAAAAAGAAGATGGGTTCTTCAATAACAGGTGCTTAAATGAGAGATCAAACAGGCGGTGATGCAAGCCCTACTGTATCAAGCGGCAGTGAGCATGATTCAGAATTTAAAAAGGTTATGGATCGCTATAACAAAGCCAAAGGCCGTTGGTCATCATGGTCAGATGTCTGGGAGGAGATTTACGATTATGTATTGCCTCACAGAGAATCATTCTTTCAAGAAGCACCAGCGAGTAGGCGTACCGAAAATATATACGATGAAACTGCCGTAACAGGTTTACCTAAGTTTGCTTCAAGACTTCAACTTGGCTTCTTTCCACCAAATGGCAGAGCGTTCCGTTTAGCCCCCGGCCCTGAGTTTCCAAAAGAAGCTGTAACCAAAGATTTGATTGAGCAGTTAGATGAGATAACTGACATGCTCCATGAAGGTCTGCGTAATTCAAATTTCAACGCAGAGTTCCATGAGGGCTTACAAGACCTTGGCATAGGTACAATGAACATGCTCGTTGAGAGCGGTAGATTTGTTGGTGACCTACACTTCACTGCTGTTCCTCCCACAAGTGTTGCTGTTTTGCCGGGACATATGGACATGGTTTCAAGTTGGTTCCGTTGGAACGACACTTGTGACATCACTGAAATAAAACATATGTACCCCTATGCCAAGTACACACCAAATATGGTTGAGCAGCAGAAGCGCAACCCAAGACGCAAAACCAAGATCATCGAAGCTACGATGTATGATAGCGATGATAGGTTTAAGGATGAGTATACTTACTATCTGATATCTGAAACTGACAAAGCTATCTTGCATCAATCTAAGATGTCAGGCCGTGGCTCTGTGCCTTGGATCACTACACGTTGGTCGAAGTCTGGTTATGAGGTATGGGGTCGTGGCCCTGTCCTGCAAGCCATGCCAGCTATCAAGACTTTGAATCTGACTGTGCAGCTGATCCTTGAAAATGCAGAAATGGCAATAGCTGGGTCATATGTCTATGACGATGATGGTGTATTCAATCCTGATAATGTGACCATACAGCCAGGAACATTCATCCCAAGAAGTCCCGGCTCAACCATTGACACCCTTCAATCACCAGCACGTTTTGATGTCGGACAGTTAATTTTGGAAGATATGAGACGTAACGTTAGAAAGGCTTTGTTCATTGATGAGCTTGATACCCGCCCAAATGCTAAGACACCTCTCAGTGCAACCGAAGTTTCGGAAAGGCTGGCTGATGTTGCTAGAGACATGGGTGCTGTGGCTGGCAGGATGCAGAAGGAGTTCCTGCAACCCTTGGTCGAGAGGGTTATCTATATTTATACGCAACAGGGTTTGCTCGAACTGCCCAAGGTAGATGGCAGAGAGATCAAAGTTGTTGCCGTCTCTCCATTGCTTAGAGCGCAAGACCAGCAAGACGTATCTGACTTTATGCGCTTTCAACAATCAGTAGCGCAGACATTTGGCCCTGAGATTGGCCCTGCTCTTTATGAACAGGAAGCAACCATCAAGTTTTTAGCAGACAGGTTTGGCATCGATGCCAGCTTGTTAGCAGACCCGGAACAAGTTGCTCAGAACGTGTCAAACATGATGACGCTGATGCAACAACAGCAAGGCGGCATGTAGTGGCAAAGGAGCAGATAAATGTTTCGATCGATGGTCGAGGATATACTCGTGACGTTGAAGCTGACCTTAATTCTAAGGCCTATGCTTTGTTTGGTTCAGGTGTTGGAAAGGCTTTCCTACAGTACCTTGAGAGTATCACAACAAATAATATCCACCCTGCAGGAACGAATATCGAAACACTAGCCCATGCAGAGGGATCAAGGTGGTTAATGGCAATTATCAAAAAACGTACAGAGTTGGGGAGGAAACAAGGTGAGCGGTAAACCTACTAATCCGAAACTTTATGCAAGAGCTAGAGCCATGGTTAAGGCAAGAGTGAAGAAATGGCCTTCAGCTTACGCAAGCGGCCAGCTCGTTCAGCAATACAAAAAGATGGGCGGTAAATACAAGTGAAAGCTCCTTCAAGACCTGCAAAAAAAACTATGGGTAAAAAGGTTGGTCAATACGACAACCAATTTGAAATTGTTCTCAAAAAAATGTTGGGAAACAACAATGCAAGCAGAGTGATGGCAAAGCCTTCTGCAATGAAAAGAGCATACAATATGTATTTGCAAGGGAAGCTTGCAGACATAAGACCTGATGAGATTCTTTTTTAACGAGAAAAACTTATGAGTCTGAAAAAATGGTTTGGCGAAAATTGGGTAGATATATCCAGCACGAAGGATGGCAAACATCCTAAATGCGGACGCAAAATGGGTGATGGTCGTTCATATCCCAAATGTGTCCCCGCATCAAAAGCCGCCAGCATGAGTAAGGGCGAGAAGCAAGCAGCTACAAAACGTAAACGTGCAACCAACCCCAGCAGTGGTGGGAAAAAACCAACATATGCGAGAACGTGATGAGTGAAGCATGGACACGAAAAGAGGGCAAGAATCCAGAAGGTGGGCTGAACGCCAAAGGCAGAGCCTCCTACAAAAAAGGAAACCTCAAGCCGCCAGTATCAGCAAAGGCAGCGAAGAAAAGCCCAAAGAAAGCGGCAAGACGTAGATCGTTCTGTAAGCGGATGATGGGTATGAAAAAGAAGCTTACATCTTCCAAAACGGCTAATGACCCTAACAGCCGTATCAACAAAGCACTAAGAAAGTGGGATTGTTAAATGAATGAAGAACTACAAGAAGTAGCTGAGGAAAGTCAGATTGATGAGGTTCAGGTTCAGCCAGAACAGGAGCAACCTCAAGAACAAATGGCAGACAGACCTGATTGGCTTCCATCTAAATTTAATAGTGAAGAAGATTTTGCCAAAAGCTATGAGCATTTAGAGCGCAGACTACATGAACGGTCTGAAAACTT